CAGCAGGTGATACTACAAAATATCTTTGACCATCATCTGGAACATCTGCTTCACCAAATGTCTCATATGTTGTCAACGCTTTTGCAAGTGTCAATGCCGCAGAACCATGAGCAATGTTTGCAGAGTTTGAACCTGCATCCAGTACGTCAATGATTAATTGGTCTGTTTGTCTACCTAAAGCTGCCGCAGCAGATTGAGCTAGAACTTGTCTCTCGTCTATGTTTGTTTTTAACTCATCTAGTGTATCAACATAATCACTTGCATAGAAATCAGCTAGTGTTACATCTACTGTACTGTGTGAGATGTCCATTGTTGGAACTTCAGCATGACGGTTTTTAGTAACGGCTGTACCTTTCCCTACTTTTTGGAAACGTGCTTGGCTACCTTTTACATTTTTAGTCTGCCTTACAGTATTCATTAATTTAGAACCCATACGTTGATATGCCATATGAACTTCTGCTTCGAACTGTTTAATAAAGGCAGTTGATATTGATGTACTCATCGTTTATCTCCTGTTAAATTAAATTAATATTTCACAGTTGTCCTTTATCCTTCAATTCGGTTGTCCATTTAGGGCCTATCTCCGAAATAATGGGCTGTATGTCTACATCTACCTTTGGTAGATGCTTATAAAAGTAATACATTTCTATCTCATTTACAAGCATTGGTTGCTTTGCAAAGCAATATTTCTGCCATTTTAACCATTTAATGCTACGTTTATGTTCATTTATTATAAAATTAAACATAAAAGTATAATGTGATTCTATATATGTAAGCCATCTTAAATTGCCTTGTAGAAAAAATCTGCTGTGTTTGTGCAATAAATCACTAGCTAAAAACCAAACTGCTGCTTTATATGGATTAGTTTTACTTACAGGCATGCCTCCCCATATAGCTACAATTTCATTTGTCTCTTTTTCAAATACAGTAAATGTATGTGTATTAGGGCGATTATATCTAAATGGATTTATAAGTGCAGTAAGTGGATCAACTCCCATTGTAGCTAGTTCGTACTTGTCTAGCTGTTGTAGATTGGGAGCTAATCTAAAACAATCGTCTGGGATTGTTTTTTCTACATAAAGCATTACTTTGTTAACATTCTAAAAGCAGCATCTACTTTTGCTACATATGTCTCATCTCTATATCTTGGATCAAAGTATCTTTTGTCTTGCATCATTGCTCTAGCATCAGCCATTGTGAGTTGTTTTTCTGGTTGTGAATATTGCTCTGACCTAACACCTGATCTACCCATTTCCATCATTCTTTCAAGTGCTTGTATACCTTGTGCAGATGTGCCTAATGAATATTGAATAGCTTCAAATTCTTCTGGTGGAAAGTTTTTACCAGCCCAAGCATTAACAGCTTCTACTCTTGAAGTTGCATTTTCACCTAATGCTTCCATTTCTGCCTCAATATTTGGTTGTTGAGATTGCATCATTTCTACATAGGTATTAATACCAGCATCATATTCCTCTTGTGTAAATCCATTTTCTTTGGCAATACCACCCCACCATTCTGTCATTGGATTTTCATTAACCATTTCTTCTGTAATACCTTCTGGTAAAGCAGGTAGTTCATAGGCTTCTGGTACATTCTCTGCATGCTCATTAGCAAGTTCTTCCATTAGCTTTTCTTTAATAGCTTCTTCTTTACCACCAACATAGGTTTCAAGTTGTGTATACGACTTAGCCATTTCGTCATAATCAGCTTTGCCTTCTTTCCAAAACTTCTCAGGTATATGCTCTGGTCGTTCATCTTGTGGTACTTCTTCTTGAGGTACTTCGTCTAGTATTTCTTGCTCTGTAATTTCTTCAGCCATTGTTACTGTCCTCCACTATTTTTTGTGATTGTCCTTTGTTACTTCTGCGCTGTATTAAACCTACAATATAACGCTGTCCTTCTATATGTCTTAACTGATGATCAGATACTTCAGGTCCTGCTACGGTTTCAATCGTGATAGACCTTAGATAATTTAAAAATGTTTTACCTGCATCGGATGTGAATAATGCTCTTGATACTGCGTTGAGTGCTTCTTCCTGGTCTGGTGTTCTTTCCATACCATCAAGCCCTATCAGCGTTTTGACTTTCTTTTCTGCCATGCTACACCTCATGTAATTAATTGTTCCACGTGAAACATTAAGGAAGCAAAGGTACTTTCATTAAACTGTGGGGGTTAAATGTTCTTCACTTCCCATTTGATAATATAAAATTGTTACCGAAAGTCAAGGACTTATTGAGATAATTCTTCTGGCACTTCTACGCCACCTGATTCATTTTGCATTTGTTGCATCTGTTGCATCTGTTGCATTTGCTGCATCATTTGAGCCATTTCTTCTTTTGATCTAATTAATTCTTCTGGTATACCTAATTTTTTAGCTATAAATTTAGCAACTTCGTCTTGTTTAATCATAGCATTAAGTAATTGTGGCCCAACTCTTTGTTGTATTAAACCTAAAAATCTATCAATATTTACAACATCTGACTGATGTTGAGCTTGAGCTAATGGACTACTTGATTTTATTTGTACTTCTCTACCATTTGCTGTAGGTATATCAATACGACCTTGTTTTTTAAGAATATAAATTACTCTTTGTAATACAGGGTTAACTAATTCTGCTTGCAATCTACCAAACGCTGCACCTATTTGCCTCGACAAATCAGCTTGTCTTTCAGCTACTTCTGTTGCAGACATTGGTGTTTTCTCATTTGGGTTTCCTAACATGTCATTGTATAAAGCTTTCTTAATATTGGTTCTCATATCACGCAATACTAAGTCAGACACATTAAAGTTACCTGCTTGTGCTATTGGTTGTAAACCTGCGCTACCTGCTGCTTTCGGAATTACTGTACCTGGAATAAGTGCAATGTTGTCAACATTAATGACTCCATCATCTTCCACTTGGTACATACCAGATATACTCATTTGTGCGTTTTCTAATATTAGTTCAACAACTAAGTTAGACGTTTTTATTGCAGGCAACGCAAACTGTAATGGTCCTCTGCCGTAAACTTCGCCAGCACATTTAGACCATCTATATACAATATATGGATTACTACCTAATCCTTTGTATTCTTCATCATATATCTTATGCTCATATTCTTCTGCTATAGCACAAAATATATTTACTTCTTCTTTATTTTGAGAGTAATCACGATAAACAGATTCAATTATTTTAATTTCCTTGTCGGGGTTGGCTTCCATATCCATAGCCATTTTATCATTTAAAATTGGTTTACTGTATGCAAACATAAGTTCTTTTAACTTCATCTTGCGTGTACGATACACCGCATCTACCTTATCATCATGGCCACTTGTCAAGCATACTTGTGGTAATGGAATAGCTTTAAATCTTACTGGTTGAACTGCATCACCTTCTTCAACTAGTAAAACTCCTGTGCCTAAAGCTATATCTAAAAATGTTTCATGCACTTCTTGTGAAAAGTTTGAATTTTGTAATACTTCAAACACATATTCTGTTATTTCATCTAATGCTAAATTAGTTTCTTTTTGTAATTCTTTTGGTATTTCTGATCCTGCAACAAACTCGGCCCATCTAGCATAGTTAGGTACTATGCCTGATTGCAATCTACTTGCAAATTCTTGTACACCTACTACTGCTGTCTCATCAAAGATATGATCCGTTCTTCTTCTGCCTATTGACTCCGTAAAAAAAGATTCCCTTTGTGGTAAAGCATATTCATAACATTCTTCAAATACAGATACCCATTGATCTTTTATAGATTTAGCATGCTTATATCTAGCTAATATTTTTTTAATTGGATTTTCTGTATGTGAAACATTTACTTGAGGTGCAGATTCAATCATCTAAGCTCCTAAAATTGTTTTTGTTTTGTAAGTGTCAGCAACATCAAAGCCACTTCCGCCTTTCTTTGTGCCAGCCATAAGACTTCTTCTGCCACGTCTGCCTGCTGCTACAGCTTGAGATAATTCTAATTGCTCTGCTTTTATTTGTTCAGCAGTTCGTCTTTCTTCTTTTAATGCTTCTGCACTTCTACGCCTTGATGCCTCTCTAGCATCTAATTCTTCTTGAGATGGTCCAGGTATTTTTGAACTAGGTCCGCACATTATCTGTTTCTCCTATCATGGATATTACGCTTTGGCTTCACAGTATAAACATCAAAAGCTCGTTTTGCTACAAAAGGTTTACTTGTCTTTCCTCCAAGCACTAAACTTCTCCCTTCTCCTGCACCTAACAATAAATACTGTAAGGCATCATGTATGTGTGAAAACCTATTCTTGTTTGGTTTCTCATCATAGCGCTCACCACTTGTTTGTATACGCTTGTAATGATAACCACCACTAAATCCTTTTATCAAGTTAATACATTTTGGATCAATTAACAAGCCTGATTCTCCGTCTGTCATTCTTGTTAAAGTAGCATTAACTGCTTCTAATCTAATTAATACATCATTTGATGGTGCTGGTCTAGCATTAATTCCTTTGGATCTCAGTATTTGAAAGGGTGTTGCCTCATCTGTTTGCACTCTATGATCACCTGCTGGATCACCAAAGATGTGAAATGTACGTGGAGCATACAATGCCATATGTTGTTTTAACAAATCACTATACCTTACAATACCCATATCCTCCGCTACCAGCTCATCTAACAATACCCATCTACCACGTATGCGTTGAGCAAACACACAAGCTGGAGTCAATCCAAAATCTATTCCCATGTAGATTGGTAACTTATCTGCAACCAAACAATCACTCCTGGCTACATGCACATCATGTCTAAAGGAATCATAAACAGGCTTACCATCTTCAATAAGTCCAAGT